CATTTAAGGTATTGGAGATTGTTGTATTGAATGTTGTGCTGTTCACTGAATTAAATCCAAATCCTTGAACAGAAGCATTATTTGTCTTTGTATAATGAAATGCGCCTAAAGTTACAATAGATGCTACACCAGCTGCGCCAATAGATCTAATAGTAAAGTCAATATTTAAAGACCATACATCATTAATAACACTACTGCCCAGATTCTGTGGACCACTATCTAATAAAACAATAGATCCAGCCTTGACTCTAATGGTAAGATTTTGATTATTAGTGGCATTCATTACACCTCCAAAGATAGCTCTGAAACTATCTCCTGCTTGAAATGCATTTGCCGGTACAGTTAATGTACCCAAGCCGCCATTGATCAGAGTTGTTTCAACAGTAGTGTTTGTAATTACAGTGCTGTTTGCAGTCTGAGCAAATAAGCCATAGGAGTTCGTTGATGGCACTCCTGGTATAGTGACAACAGTTTCTCCTCCGGTATCTGCTGCCGTTACTCCAGATCCTGCGAATTTTAATACAGATCTTTGAGTCAGAGCTGTGCTTTCCTCTTTGACTGTCTTATACCCGGTACTCGTTACGTTGATAGTTGTTGTTGCCATCAGATTAGATTGATATTTATTGTTTGATTTTCTCCTGTGCTTAATGTGAATTCATCCTCCAGAACTCCATCTACATTGATAACGTAATGAGTGAAGCAGTCGCACTCATCAGATGGAGTACCTCCTCCATTCTCAAAATCATAGTTATCGAATGGGATATCACACCAGTTCTCTGCATCAAATACGTTCAAAGATAGTAGCATGGTCCATCCTGCGACCATATCCTGCCCTCTGTTGATGAATGGATCTGTGGATATCTCTGTGGTGACATCAGCGAATTCAGTCCATCTGTACTGTTGCAGCGTTGTTTTGATATCATTACAGATCAGCAAGCAATCTGAATGTACCTCATTGATCTGTCTGTACTCAGAATGATTGTACTTGTCGCAGATTGTGATCCCGATATTCACTCTCACATACCCGGCACCCATCCCTCCAGGCTGAACTGTAGCCACACAAAGCGGATACGTTGCAGCATCTCTGGAGATGGCATCTAAAAATTCACCCTGAAAAAAACTACCGTTTAGCTGTCTGTGTTGATCTGCGATCAGCTTCAGCTCGGCCATTATTTGATTTAGTGTCTTTTCCATTTAGGTATTCTTTCAGTTTGTCGATCTGTTTCTTTGTTGCTTTGAACTGCTTCATACTATCCAGTTGATAGGCTTGTAGCCTGTATGGTCTTTCTTTACTGATTCATTGCATTCATCAGTATCACAGCAGATAATGTACTCTGGATACTTGGTTCCATTGTCATCTTTGAGATACCCGATTAAACGCTCTTTGTAAAAGTACGCATCTTTTCTCAGCATGTTGCGCAGCGTTGCTGTTTGCTCATCAGTGTTCGGAGTCATTGTCTCATCATCCTGTCGGCCTACAGCTTTGTTAGTGAGCTTCTCATTCAAGAGCTGAGCTGCTCTGTAGTCAACGAATGCTACCAAGCAAGGCACCACATAGTTATTCATCAGATCCAGATAGTCCTGAGTCCATGTGCTTGTTTCAACGCGAGTGAGCAATGCCTTGTATAGAGGAGTTCCAAGGGCAGGCTGAATATGCATGTCCTGAGATCTCTTGATACATACTGCCAGGATCTTGGTATCCGTATTGCTATGGATAAGTCCGAGCTTCTTTAGATTTTCGACTGATAGTAAGTAGTTCATAATACGTATGTGAATGGGAATCTGTACTCATGATTGTGTCCAGGAGCAAAGATAAGTTTATAGCCTCTATTTATAAATCCGTTATGTATTGGACCATTGAGATATCTCTCTCTATGCTCACCAACACATGTGTAATCCCAGCCATCAATAGTCTCTCCTTTTTGATATGTCGGAGTTATGATGACATTAGTTGCAAATCCTTCAATCCATTCAAGGAATTTATTTATGTCAATCTTGTTTTTAGTCCACTCATCAGAATTGATTGAGCCTTTTGCCACAAGATAATCAACCTTGTCAACATTTGGTCTTGATATCCGATAGTCATTGTAGTAACCTTTGAATCCAAGCAACTCACAAAATCTGAATATGACTGGATCATTGTCAATAAATAGGCATTGAGATGCACCCATATCTCTGGCAACAATCAAACTCTCTGCACTACCTGGACCAAGATCCATCACAGTCTTTCCTTTAAAGTCAATATCAAGATATTCATAAATACTGGACCATATTTTTCTATGATGCTCAGCTCCTTTGTAATCTTCAATCCTATCAACTTGATCATGGATATATGACCACAAAGATGTCAGATCTTGATAGTGACCTGGAGTATTTTCAATCCAAGATACAAGCTCATTCATGCTCATATTCTTGCAATACTCTCTAAGCTCTGGGTATGTTGTCATCATTTCTTTATTACAAGTTGTTGCACCCAAATATGTCTACAGTACGGAGTTGATGCGCCTGTATCTGGATTCGTATACCATCCTCCTCTGTATCTCCATACATCTCTGTCCACTCTGGAGCTGATGCTATTGATATCATCGCGAGTATACAGCCTATTTAGTCCAAGTAAACGCAGACAAAAGTCTCTGCTCTTAGTGATCACAGGAGGAACTCCTGGTCTTTCCTGATAGCTATACACTACCTGAAATCTGTCTACAGGTGCAGGAGTTTGCTCAGTCACTTGCTTTCCCAAATCATTGATCTGTCCTTCTGCATAGATCCCTAACTCAGTGAGCTTGGCAATACTCTGCGCGATCTGTTCAATAGTAGTACCTGTTGCCTGTGCGATAGCTGTTGAATCCTCTCCATTGGCAAGCATTGAGATGATATTCTTGTCGAGGTCATTCAAGATCAGCTGAAGCTCTCCGATAGTGGCGAACATCATATCCTCACGTTTGAATATCTCATCCGCAGGAGTATCCCATTCAATGATCTCACTCTTGATCACCTTGTATTCACTCGCATCAAGGCCATATTCAGAGAATATTCCAATCTCATCAGAGCTAAATTCGTGTTTATGATCGCAGCTTTGTACCATTGATACCGGCAAACCCACAATTTTGCGAGCTTGAGCCTCGTCAATACTTGGGAATGATGCCAGAACAATCTGCAAAGCAGAGTCTGCTGTGAGTATTCCTTGCTTGATGTTAGCAACAATCTCAACAAGTGAGGCAATCTGCGCTCCATTCAGTGCGCTCTTGGCCACATCTACTGCCTCAGGTGCCTGAGTATCCACAGGAGCTGCCGAAGGCTGAACAGATGGAGCTGCCTCAAGCACTCCTATTGGCTTCACATCAGCCAGCTTCAGCACTCCCAGTGATCCTGATAGCTTGCTCATATAATTAAGCAGCCATTCAATCTGTTTTTGTCGAGCTTCCACATATGTCTTTTTGTAGATCTCAAATAGTTCAGCTGTCTCCGCTGAATTGAAAGATCCATTCGGAGCAATACCAAATAATGATGGAGCTACCACAGAATGAGCTACAAGGATATTCTGCTGAACAGATTTCTCAGTCATCAAATATCTTTCATGTAGGTTATTCCCACTCAATGGCAATACTGTCGGAGCTTCCTCCGCGCTATTGCTGAATGTGATGATGATCTCTCCTGCATCCTCCACAGATTGCGTACGCCCCTTGATCTGATCCTTGATCTTTCTCTCCTCTTCCGCAGTCTCTGGATATCCTGATGCCAGGTTGATCAATGTTCCTGCCTTGAATCCGTTCTGCAATTCGTACATGTGGAACTTGCTGATATCCACATCAGTCTGAATAGCAGTGATTCCTCCATAGTACGGAGGCTTTGGATAGATTCCTTTCTCTCCCTTAGATTGCTTTGCAGGCTCTTTGTAATACAACAAGAATGATCCTGATCTGTTGTTCTCATCGAGTGCAGGATAGCTTCTGAAATTTGTAGTCTCAGGAGTTTGTTGCATAGCGGACCAATCATCTGATACGTAGTACAATCTCTCATCCTCAGTCATGCGAATAAAATCAACTCCAATGTACTCCCATCTAACCACGCGAGATCCTTCTCTGTTCCAGGTGCCGATCACTGCCATGGCTCCGAATAACTCAAAATCAAATGCCATGCGCTGCACAATCTCATTCATGTCAAAATCAGCGAAGCTGTTGCTCAGGAACTGACTTGCATCACCGGATACAGTTTGAATACCACCTCCTGCAATGTAGTAGGTTTTATTCTTTAGGATCCCTTGATGCCATGCTGATCCTTGCAGCATCTCAATCAAAAAGAAAGGATAGTCATTCTTTTTACCCCACTTAATGAATCCTCTCTGCCTGTCTTTCTCTTCAATAGGCTTTTGGTATTCTTTGCTGAATGATATGCTTGTGAGCTTATTCATATATGTTGTTTACTATTGTTGTTGTGAATTCATTTGCAGGACTGCCAGTCTCATATACATGCGCTCGGCCTTCCTCGCATAGTGATGTGGCAAGATCAGGATCCAAGTTACTTGGACTGCTCTGCTCATATATTTTATACGTATAGAATCCTGCATATGGGAATGTGACATCCACTCCATCAGTGATATCAAACTCATCATACCTGGTAGTGCCTGTGCTGATGTTTGTCAGGATACAATATACCTTTTCAAATGATTGCTCATGCATAAACTCAAAGAGCCAATATGGACTTGTCAGAGTCTTGAGCTCTGTCACTGTCACTATCATTGTGCTTGTCTGATTTCTTTCCAGTCTCAGCATCTTTCTTGATCATTTTAATTTTTGACTCCGAAGGCTCAAAGATATGAAGCAATCCTATCTGAATATAGAACTCCTCTTTGCCTAATTCTATTGTGAAATACCGATTCAGTATCTGTGATTTCACCTTTGATCCAATCAGTTCCTTTTTTATTTTCATAGTGCTAATTTACAAAAAAAGGGAAAGGGCAAACCCTCTCCCTTCTATTGATGGAAAACAGCGATTAAACTGCCGGAGATTGCTGAGTCAACAAAGTAGTGATGATACCAGGAGCAACATCAGGAACCTCGTTGTTTTCAAGGCCAGCGAGTACGATAGTGTGACCGTTACGATCAGACTTTAATACTCCAGATGTATACTCAGATGCATCATTCACCTGTAAACCTTCATCAAGTCCAAGAGCAACATAGTTGCCATCAGCCTTTTCAACCAAACAAACCACCTCATTCTGAGCAAGCAAATGGATCTCAGCACGCAGCTCCTTTGTATCTGATGCCAGGATCATGTTCAAAGTTTGCTCATACCAAAGAGTTCCGTTGTCTTTGTTTACTCGAATAGGTGCAGTGTAGGATGACAGATTGCTTTTCAGCTTGTACTGGAATACCTCACCTGTGACAGTCAATGTTGTGATCTCATTGTTTGTCAAAGTAGGTCCAGTTGCGATTGCGCTAAGTGGGAAAATAATAACAGATTTGATACCACCTTTACCGTTGGTACAAGTTCTGTCATTAAACCCTGTAGTCATATTACAGCTCACGATTCTTTCTTTTAATAGTTTGAAAAAAGGGGACCGAAGTCCCCCGGTTTATTTCTTAGTTAGGTGAACCTGTTCCGTTCCACACACCGATCTGATCCAAGAATGGTACCTGAACTCCTGCGCGGAATTTAGAACGTACATAGATCACATCATCATCCTGAGAATACCACAAGTCGTAGTTATCGAAGTCTGATGATAGATCAGTTCCGAATACGAAATGAGATGCACGGCCTGTGTAGATGTTATCCAATCCGTTCAATCCTGGTACTTTCACTACTCGCATGTCAGTACCTGGTACGATGATCTCTTCCATAGTTGCAATTTGTGCAGGGCTATAGTGGAAGAAATTCAAGTCTACCAAGTTCTTCATCAATGCGTTGAAGTTCTCACGTCCTGTGAAGCAAACAAAATCAGCAGATTCTGCAACAGCTTCAGGAGTGTTTTCAAAGCACTCATAGAATACATCAAATGCATTCGATGAAGAGATGCTCGCAGTAGATGAAGTGTTCAAGTTAACACATCCGTTACCAGTTGTAAGGAACTGACGGAATCCGTTCATCCACTGAAGGTTACCTGTGCCTGATACTTTGTTACCTTTCCAGATCAACTTGTCAAGCTCAAGAGCATGAAGTTGCAAAAGGTAGTTTGTGATCTGTGCCTCGAATGGCAAAGACTTGTCCTCAGCTGATGCACCTGGGCGAAGAGCTAATTGAGTCCAGAATCCGTCAAGATCTTTCTGACAGAATTTTTTCATGTACCCAAGAGTCTCAACAGCGATTGCGCGATCTGTAAATACAGTGTCTCCATCAGGAGTCATGTCGCAGTCACCAGCTTGGTATACGATTGAATCATCCAAAAGTTTGATCTCTTGAGATCCTTTTACTCCTTCTTGGATTGTAACATAGCGAAGCGTTTTAGCTTCAGTGACTGAACGTGTGATCAGGTCTTCTCTTTGCTCATCTACATATGCAGCAAGTCCTAATACGTCATAGTCAAATTTCGATTTGATGAATTTTTTTAATGACATCTTATTTGTTTATTTGAGATTTCAAAAATATTTGTCGAGCTGTCAGGTTGCTCGTAACCCTTGAGAATTTCTCTCCCTCAGTGGTGCCATTTGATGGAGCTGCTTTGAATGCATCGAATTCTGATTTCATTGCGCTCATCTCTGTGCGAAGTGTCTCATTGTCGCTCACAATAGTCTGGATCATTTCACCAAGGCTTTCGACTACCTTAGAGAATGCCTCCATCTTTGTAGATACGATTGATTCAACTTGCTCAGCACTCATTGATTCAGCTGCCACAGGAGCAGCATTGTTTTCGTTGATAGCTGCGATCACTGCCGTAGCAAGATCATACGCCTGGCCCATTTCCAAACCAAGCTGAGCAGCCAATACCTCTGTCGCTTTTTCCAAAGCAGCCGGGATCTCTTCAGAGTCGATAGCTTCAAAATCAGATGATGCTGCTTCGCCTTCAGCTGCACGCTCATCAATGATCTCAACTACCACTCCACTTGCATCTGTTACGATGCTTACCCCTTCAAACTCGCCACCAAGTGCGTGAGTGCCTTCAGGAGCAGGGATCTGCTCACCATCAGCAACTACAAATACCTGTGTGCCAACAGCAAGTTCACCTTCATATGCAATAGCAGTACCATCCATCAATACTCCCTCTCCGAATGACGTCTCAGTGACATCCTCCGTAGATGTAGAGAACATTGATTTCATCTCTGCGATTGCATCCATTACTTTCTTGAAGTTTTCGTTCATCTTTACTGTGTTTATTTATTATGTTTAATTGTTCCAATTACACTACGCAGATCCTCAAGGGCATTGAATATTTGCTTCATCATTTCAGTTTCCACAGTTCTGCTTGTCTCGCTCAAAAAGAATGATCCCTCAATGCTGAATCCTGTCCATTCACCTGCTTTAGCTTTCTGCCAGATCTCATCATTCATGATCTTATAGCTAACTATCCAGGATCCATCATTTACATCATGGAATCTCTCAGGCTTTGTGAATCCTTTCTCTTCATCTACTTGATAGCTGTGGATCATGTAGATTCCCTCAACTACTTTGCCCGAGTTATGCTCCAAATTCACGTTGTTAAAGTTCTGTCTGCGAGCATAGTCAACGATGATGTTTTTGATAGCTTCCTTTGTAAACACTACATAGTACTCCTCATTGCTTTGCTCATCATATCTATAGATCGGAGTATCAGCAGAGATAGCCACACCTGTGATCACTCGCTCCTCCTCATTGAACTGATATCTTTTTGCTTTGCTGAAAGTCTGATAGCTGATCTCATGCGCAGGATCTGCCACAAGCGAATTGAATTCTACTGTGGTATCCTCTTCATTGAGATCGATGTATATCTCATATACCGGGAGTTCTCTTTTCATATATAGAAATATGTATTTTTGTTCCAATGAAATACGTTTATCCATACCGCAAAACACAGAACAAAGTAGATGTTCTGTCTCATTCAATAGCATGGCTCAGATCCTTTGATCCGGATGCTGAGATCTACGTCATAGGAGATCCACATCCTCAAGGAATTCATGTGCCTATCAGCACGCTGCCCATCAGAGGCTGCGATGTGACCAACAAGATGATGCATTTTGCCTGGCATTTCGGAGGTACTTTCTGCTATATGAATGATGACTTTTTTATTGGCTCAAACTTTCGCTTTGACAACATCCTCAGCAATGGAGAGATGCAGATCAATGAACGTCATGCACCTACATATCAGGAAGCTATGCAGAACACAATAGATTTTTTAAAGTCAGTAGATAAACCGATCATGAATTTTGAGTGCCATCAGCCTGTACTCATGGATTCAGACAAGCTCATCGGCCTATTTGACCGCATCACATGGAAGCATCATAATCATTTCATAAAATCCATGTATCTGAATTACTATGGATGCGATCATGTGCCAGGTGAGAATCTCAAGGTAGCCAATGACATACGAAAGGCCCAGGAGTTCCTGAGCCTTTACGGATCTTTTAGCACATCTGACACATGGTTCAATCAGAAAGCGCAGCGTGAGTTCATCACCAAACGCTTAGCTTATTCTGCATAGCCACCTTGTTCTGAGTGCCTGTGATATCTGATTCGAGTACGTATACCGGAGTGCCTTCGTTGCTCTGTCCTATCAGCTCAGCTGTGTTCTGTTGCTGAGTGTTCAGGTTAGCATTTGCAGCATTGCCTCCTAACTGTCCTGCTGTTGCTCCTGCGCTAACACCTCCTCCCCCAGTGTTCAATGATGGAGCAGTACCTGATTGATATTTCTGTGCAGCAATGGCAGCGATCTGCGTAGCTCCAATGATAGCAGCTGATGCAATAGCAGCAATACCCGCAGGAGATGGAGGAGGACCAAACTGAGCAATACCTTTGACGATAGCTGTTGCTGTGTCGATTGCTACCTGAGCAATTCTCAGAGCCTTGTCTCTTTCAAACTGTTGTTTCTTGATCTTCTCTACCTCCTGGAAGTTCTTGAGTTCAATGGCATATTTTGCAGCTGCATATTTCTGATCAATAGCTGCTCTCTGCTCAGCTGTCAGATTGCTGCTGTTTAGTTCCTGCTGTTGCGCCTGATCTAATGAGGCAAGCTGTGCATCCGTTTGATTCTGTAGTTCCTGGAGCCTTGCATTCTCAATGTCTGCAATGGCAGAATTCAAAGCACTGATATCACTGAGGATCTGTTGACCGATATCAATTTTCTTTTGTAGATTCTCAGCATCATATTTATTGCGGATCTCCTGGAGTTCTTTCTGTTGCTTCTCCTCCAGAGCTGTCACATCAAGGCCGTATTTTTTAGCCTGTTCTATTAAAGCAAAATACTTATCGGTTACAGCAAGCTCCTCAGTTTGTTGCTGAGTCAACAGTGCTGCGTTGTATGTATCATAGAATGCCTCCTCATCTGCGATCTCTTGTCTGCGCAATGCTTCTTTTCGGTTGTACTCTTCGCGATCTTTCTCTTGCTTCTCTTTGTTTGTCTTATCAATGAGGTCAAGTTCCTGCTGTGCATACTTTGCCTCAATATCATTGATTGCATTCTTTAAAGCAAGTCGGAGATTCGTTGTGTCATATCCATGCTTGGTCCCGAGCTTCATTAATTCAAGATACTTATCCTGTTCTGCAAGGATCTCCTGTTCCTTATCTGATAGCATGCTGCGATTAAATTCCTTCTCAGCTTCCTGAATCTTTTTCAAATCTTCCTTGCGCTGCTCAGCTGCTTTCTTTCCTGCTTCTCTTGCCTTCTCAGCTTGTTCCTTCTGCACCTTCTCTGCATTGTCGGCTACCTTCTTGGCATTCTCTGCTACTTTCTTTCTGTTCTCAGCTGCATCCAGTTCACGTTGGAACTTGATATCTGCATAGTGATCTTTAGCCTGTTTACCAAGTGCAACATATCTCTCGCGTGATTGAGTTAATTGCTCTTTGATTGCCGATGCTTCATCTTCATTGCCTTGATCAAGCATTTGCTTGTATCGTTGTGTAAGGTTTTGAAAGCGATATTGCTCTTTGATACGTTCATCTTGTTTTGCCTGGGCAACTATCTTAATATTTTTTAATTGCTCTTGTGCAAGTTCATGATCTGATTTGCCCTCAGCTTCCATGAGTTTTATTCTCTGGTCAAGATGTTTCTGTAATGCAGCTAATGAATCATCAGAGGCTTTTCTTGTGCGCTCTAAACTTTTTGTAAATCTTTCATTTGATTCCGCAGCCTCATCAGAATTATCACCGAATGCAATCAATGCTCCTGCCACAGCAGCAAGTGCACCTATCAATAAGAAAATAGGATTCGCCTTGATCACTGCATTGAGTGCTTTCATTGCAAGAGTCCCAAGGTTCGTTGCTATCGTTGCAGCTTTCTGTGCTGTGGTCATGGCAACAGTTGCTCCTGCATTCGCTCCTGTAGCTACTGTGTTCTCAACAGTGAGTGCAGTCTTGATCTTCTCAGCTGCATTCCTTAACTGGATCCCAAGGATCGCATCTGAGTTTAGATTCTTTGCTATAGTATTTACTGCGTTGACAAGTCCCTGAGTAGCTTGTAGCTTGACCATGGTCTGAATCAGTGCCTCACTCTCTACTCCAGTCAAAGCCATTGCGCTCTGGAATCCTTCAAATACAGCTGCTCCTGTTTCTATCCCTGCAAGTGTAGTGTCAAGGGCCACAAAGTCTGAGGATAGTGCAGTAGTGGCAGCCTTCAAATCGCCGATCTCATCCTTGAGCTGTGCAGCAGCTTGCAATGCCTGCTGTCCTACAGGTGACTCCATGCCAGCTTGAGCAGCGATAGTCTGGTACTGCTTCATGATCTGCGTCATGTCTCGCATTGTCAGACCTCCAGCTTCTATCCTGTCGGATAGCTCATTCATCCGCTGAGTAAAGTCATCTATTCCATCAAGGCTGCTCGCTGTTTTATCGACAGCATTCAGATCCTTATTCAGACTGTTGACTGCCTTGTCAAAAGACTGGACATCCTGTACCGAGTTTCCGGTATCAACCCTTAGAGAAAATACAGCTTCTTTGTTTGCCATGTCGTTGTATAAAAAAGGGCAGTCATGCTGCCCGTTTAAAGTTAGTATTTACCCAAAATCACAGGCTGTCCGCTTGTTGAACAAATGAATCAAACTCTGCTTGTTGCTCTGGTGTCATATCTGCATACGGATATTCTGTAAATTCAGCTTCAGTATTTATGCCATTTATTTCAGTAAACTTTATTGCACGTTTGATAGGCTGTGTTACATTCAAAGTAAATAACTTTGATCCCTCAAGATATGCAAAGTCAACACCTGTAAAGTCAGATAGTGCAAGTGTTTTTACTAATTCATACTTTTCATCGTAGCAATAAACTACTTCACCAATGATGTCTAATTTTTCCATTATATTAAAATGTTACCTTGATTATCTTCTGTATTAACTATTCCTTGTGTAATATTTGCATTTACTGCTGTCGTTGCTCCAGCAAATACATTTGAAGCATATTTTATTGTTACAGCACTACCTTTATAAATACAATTTGCACCAGTATTACTTACAGTAATATTACAGTTATTTATGATAGTATCTGCGCCAATATCAAAGCCATGACCACCAGCATTGTTCCACTCACTTAAAACAGTACAACCTCTGAAACTTGCTCTAAATCCCCCGCCTGATGCAATATTAGTTGCAGAACGTATATGACAATTATCAAAGTTGTTCAAATAATGATATGCGCCCCATCCACTTGATGAAATTATAGTGCAGTTTCTATATGTTCCGTTAGTTGCGCCGTTTCCACTTGTAGATTCTAATGTGCAATTTGAATAAATTGAACCATCCGCTGCTCTATGTGTAGTTGAAACTCCATAACAATTATAAAAATTTCCAACAGATAAGGCAATCCCACTTTGAGTATAACCGTAAGAATTTGCAGCATTTACAGATGCTATTCCAGCGCCAGATATTGATATTCCAGTACATCTATTGATAAACCCACCACTGGCACCAATTCCACTACCAGATGTAGTGCTTTGACCAATAAATCCATCTATTGATCCTTGAGTTGAAATTGCAGTTAAATAAGCCTTTGCATATAAATTGCCTGAATGTGGTTTATATTGCCAAGTAGTACCTCCTAAATTTACCGCATTACCATATGTTGACTCCATATAAACTCCATCAAAGAAAAATTGTGAATCATTTACAGTAGCATTTAATACATAATCTCCAGTAGTTCCATTGGCTCTGCCTGAACGTATTACTCTTAAATTACTAATTACACAAGATATTGCTCCTGATATATTTTGAAATGTATTAGAGTTTCCAGCTGCATGAGAATGTGTGTAAGTATGCCCGTTACCATTGATATGAACTCCATCTTTTAGTGTGATAGTTACATTTCCAGTTTCAGTATAATCTGTGAAAAATTCAATTGTTTGACCAGCACTTGCAGCAGTCATAGCTAATGTTAGAGTAGTGTAAAAAGTATATGCCCCAGTCGAATCTGCTATACCAAATCTACCTGAGGATGAACCAGAAGCAGGAACAGCCCAAGTACCATCACCACGTAGGAACTTGGTAGTGTCATTCGGTGCCTTTGGCGCGAACCCATGCTTTGAAGTACTTACATCGTTTGTCGTGATGTCACTTGTAACCAAGTTAGCATCAGTTACCAATGCCTTGATATTAGCTCCAGTCACACTACGTGTCACATATAATCCACCGCCCGCAGCCTGAGAAACCTCTACAAGATCCGTGTCTGCTATTGTTGCTGCTTTAGGCGTTAAGCCTGAAATCTTCTGTCCCATTATTCTTCTGTTATTCGTTGTTGATTATCTTCTGTTGATCTATTAAATCCATCCTCAGTAAGTCTATAGAACAGCGATGCCGCAGCATTGATTGCTGTGCGAACGCTATTGTACATCGTTGAGAATCCGTAGTAATACATCTTACAAAATTAAAGCTACAGATCCTGATGTCAAATCTACAGCTGAGAACTTACGCGCTCCAGTGCATCGGATCATCGCTCCAGCTTTTACCGCTGTTGCTGGTGTAGTTATTAACTCAGCTTTGATATCCACCCCAGCTACCTTGATGCTGTTGAATACTGTATCCTCTAAAACGAAGATCGCATCATAGGTGATTGTCTTCTCATTTGTGTCGTTCACGATCACTGTCCCCTGGCTTGCCACCAGTAATTCCTCCCAAAGTGCCATATATATTTTTTATTTATTATTCAACTATTCTTTTCAATCCTTCTTCTGTTGATCTTATCCCAGCTAACCATCCTCCAGTTTCAGTAATCCTTGCTCCTCTACTACCTACCGGATCAACAGGAGGAACAGTCCCAAATGCCACCAATCCTTCTCCCTTTATTATGCGAATCAGTTCCACCATTGTAGTTTGATCCTTGCCTGAATCCCAGTTCTCTATCTTCTGAAGCCTGTATACTATGCCATCAATGTTGATAAGTTTCTTAAAGTCCAGGAGATTAATCATATCTGGAGTGATCTTGATGTAGCAAGTCAGTTGCTTCCCGAACTTACTGACGATCTCCTTCATGAATGTCTCATGATAGAAATACAGATTCGATGTGGTATAGCTCGCTCCATCATAGTAGATGTAATCAGGCACACCGAAATTAAAATCGAATGTTGGTGATGTCAAGCTGTTAAGATGTCCCACATATGGATAGCTGCTCTCAGCATGTCCTAATCCATTCTCGTCAATATGAGTCCAGTTTGCTGATGTCATTGGACCAAGCTGAACAAGGAATGGTTTGCCCTTAGCAATGTTTATTGATGATGCTCCATTGTCATCAAATCTCACCTGAAAAGATCTCGGTACAATGATGCCTGTGAATGTCGTGTCATCTACAGGAATATTTACAAGCAGCTTCTGAGAGAATGGCAAAGTAAAATCTGTTGATTCCTTTGAGAACTGAGTCTGACTATCCACAATGAATGATCCATACTGATCAGCTGTATCTTTCAGATAAGCCGAATTGTAATAGTCATTATCATCTGTGAATTTAAAGTTGTAATATCTTGATGAAAAATTTATTGTTGGAGTTACCTTGAATGACTTTGAATAATCAACCTTATCACTCCAGTTCAATGCATTGGCAGCAGTGTCATAAAAGTCATTTAAAGGCTCAATTTCTAATATAGTCGGATCATCTACTGATGGCTTGACATATAAATTAAACGCTGTTGTGATGCCTTTGAAAAAGGTAGCTGCATCCATGTTCGGAAGGAACTGATTCACCTGGACTGTTGTGCCTGGGAAAAATTCCTGTTGCTGCTTGATCATGTTGATTTGTGCATCAACAGATACAGTGTTTATATTTGTTGAAAATGAAGTAGGTGATCCATTTACAATGATACTGCTATCGATTATCTGAGTTCTATATAAGATAGTGATCTCATCATTAATCTCAAGATTGATGCTCTGTGAATAGTTAAATGAAACGCTGCCTGTCACATCACCGGTACCATTATCAAGATTGACATTATAAATAATACTACTGGCTAAATTGTCAAGAAATACACCATTTTTTAAAAGAAGGATTCCAAACTTGAATCTCAAATCCGCATCTGTGATCGTTGCTCCTGTGATAGTAAAATCAAAAGTCACATCATGATCACCACTATACTCTAAAGTATATAGTCCTGTGTATTCTGCTTGAAATTTAAAAGGCTCCTCACCAGTCATCTGGCCTTCGGGATCTGTGACTGTATCCACCCAAACAGGCTGCTGCAAAACTAAGTCTGTGTAAGTACCAATCCTTAAACCTCCACCAATAGAAATGAATTCATTAACTACAGGATTCATCTCAATGATATATCCTGATGCCTTATTCACCTCATCATTTATTGATGAATACTGAGCAGATGTTGCAGCATCTACAGATGGAAGCGTTCCTCCCTCATATGCCATTAGTAATCTCTTGAATGTCTGCGATTCAAGGAAAGAACTGTTCCAGGTTATGCCGACAGATTCAAATGATTTTTGTAGGATCTCATAGCAGAATACTTGCGGAGCAATATGCTCAACATTGAATGTGCTTGGAGTTACCCTTGAGAATCCATAGTCAATCAGTCCGTAGTAATACCCGAACCCATCCCAATTTGCGCCTGTCTTATTCGATGTTGAAACTCCATTGACCTGAACTGTTCCGGACCATGAATCAGTCTGATTGTCTCTTGTACAGTCATGGTTATATGTCGACCAATCAAGCTCATTAATTTTGATTTGAGTTAGCTTGGCAATGTAATCAATCTGATCACTGAATAGAACTATGTTAAAAGACCATTCTCCATTAAGATACTCGCAATCTACAAGCTGACAATATCCATTGAACATCAGAAGTCCTTGCTCATAATATCTGGCTGTTGCTTTTATCGTTGGATCAAAATCAAATGAACTTAAATTCCCAGTTAACGATTGAGTGACTGATAAATTAAAAGCATTGAACATCAAAAAAATGTTGCCTTTCGTTCCAGGTAGCGTGATTGTTTTTGAGTTATTTCCTTTACGAGCAGCAAGATTCTTAACATCACTTATGTTGTAAGTCAATGGGAACGGTAAACGCTCATTGATATTTACCTTAAAATTATTTATATACAGCTCCATCTATCCGAGTTGTGATACTTTCGTGTATGACTTTTCTATAGTGATCTGCTCTTGAATCAATCCAGCCTTTTTACGTTGTTTCAATACAGTCTGAGTATTTGTAATGATCACAGGCTCAATATATATGATGCTTTGATTCAAATGCAAATATACTCTCGGTGATTCATATAGCTCACGCACTAACCACTGTTGAACATCCTCATGGATCCAGTCGGTATTTAATATCAATCTATCAATGCTTCGTTTGCTCATTACCATTTGCTCACCAGATGCAAGGCTGTGTGAATAGGTAGATCCACTCCATTGACCGGTTGATTTTGAATATCTATTGATATCTGTATCTGTGCTCTCTTCTGATAAAAGATTAAAAGTAAATGAATCCCAGGCACCATATCTGTTTAGCCAGAATAATCTCTGAGGTGCATATCTTGTGCATGATTGATCATAATATAATTTGTATGCCTCAGATGTTTTGGTAGGGGTAGATGTTTGATATATACGAACTGTGTAGTAATAGCAATTTGTAAAATTTGATAAAGTCAAAGATGTATCTGCTACAAGTCTAAAAGGGCCCACACTAAGCATAGGCACACTCAATCCGATAGTAGCATTAAATGTGGCTGTGGCAATCAGTGAGTTCGTAATTGTATATAGTTTTACCTCTACTGTTGCATTGCCTCCACCACTATTGATGATAGATAAGAATTTGCTCTCATCATATCTGACAAACTCTTTTCTATTTCTTGGGAATTCAGTTAAAAATAATTCACCCCTTGGCCAAAGGTTAATATCATATTTGACAGGAGTCCACTGAGGATATATCTCATCATATCTCAATGATCCATTTAAAAATCTTATTCCGCTTGATGCTGTAGATGTCGCAATATATATAGTTGGAGGAGTTCCATATTTCTCATATATCAAAATAGAAAATGTGTTTAGTGCATTTAATTCATCTGATAGATTCTGCTGATTAGGAACATTGCTCGTTGATATGGATCTGCCTATCGTAGTTATTCCAAACTTTCCGGCATTGCCACTTTCAGGATACACCTCATGTGTTGAATGAATAAATCCATTCACTTTAAACTCAATAACAAAACTGAAATTAGCCTGACCTGTATTTGTTGAAGTAAAGACCCATTCAACATCATTGCAGACAGGCCAATATTGCGTTGGTTCTTGTGTGATAGTTATTGCCATTTCTCAGTATTTTTTGTGAATGTCACCTCAAAGATCAGTCCTGTCACCTCTGCCAGATCTGCTGCTATCTTATCAAGCACCTCATCAGTCATTACATTGGCTGTGATATTGCGAGGCTTCAATCCATATTTAAACTTTGTCGCTGCTGCTGATGCATAGGCATGACTCATATCATATCCTTTCCATTCTCTGATGGCAGTCGCATGGGCCTTGGTTACAAATGGCAGCTTGAATTGATAGTTTGTCGGGAACTTGTTTTGCCCTATAGGATTCACACCCTCATCCTGGAACTTGTAGTACTGATCCGCCTGGATCTCGAAGCTCATCTCTCCTGTTGGAAAGTATACCACAGATTGAGCCAATGCTCCTGTGTTGTTTACATTGTCTCGGATGTAATCTCTGAATGACTCTGTGACTGAGTTACCAAGTGCCAGGATGAACTTATCATAGGCTGTCTCAGGCTGAGCAAGATCAGTCTGTGAGAATCCCAATCCTTCCAAGAAATCAAACTCTGCCATTCTTATATAAGATGTAATCTTGTTCCGTTTTTATCTTGTAGAAGTTGAGCCAAAAAAGCGTCTTAACATACGGCTGACGGGTGATGACATCGACATCTTTGCCAAGCTGCTGCGCCAGGAAAGTGATGTTCTTTGTCCAGGCAAACCATTCGGAATCTCTGATAGTTGCTTCAGAAGATTCTGATTCATCATCGTCATCCTCGCTGATTGAATCCCCATGATAGCGAGCTTCCGCGTCTCTGATTCGCGCAAAAAAAAAGCGAAGAAATTCAGGAACTCATCACCTGGGAACTTGGCCTTGAAGATCTCCTCCCTCTTCTTGTTAGGATTCAACACCTTCCCTCTTGGATCCTCTTGGCAGTATTCCATTCCCTCTTCAATATAACAGATGGCAAGTGCCTCGGCAGGAGATTGTGATACATCCTCGATCAGCTTCATGTCAATGATCTGCCCGGTAGTGATGTACTCAAAGTTCTTTTCAAATACATAGGTCTTCCCATCAATGGTTACAGATCCTGATGGCTCCTCAGTTTTAAACTCAGCGAGCATCTTGAGCAGTTCTGTTGCCAGGTTAAGGATGTCATCTACATGAACCTTGCGAACCTGATTCATGGATAGCCCAGTGAAGATGCTGATCAGCTGACAGTGAAAGTCAAGCATGTTGCTGAGATTCTTATTTGTGTCCTGAATGATCGGTGCCAACATCAGCCATTTCGTTAACTGATCTGGAGTGCATTCTCTGATGCTCTTTGGATAGGATGCCTGTATCTGTTTCATGCTCTTAATATCTTATATTGGCCTCTCTTGCTGTAGTGCTTTCTGCAATGCCATGCGAGTGCCAGTGAGATCACTCCATCATCATGCATCCCGATAGGTGCAGAATATTGAACTGATCTCGTATTTGGATTGTAAATATAGGTGAAATTCTCAAGCTCATCAATCAGCCACCCCTCCTCCATGATCTTGATCTCTTGCTGCTCAAATGCCAGGGCAAGATCCTCAATGATGACAGGCTTGGTTTTGGATGTGGTAGTGAATGGGTTTATCAGGTTACGCATCCTGGATGACAGCATCTCATGGAATATGTCTCCCTGGTTATTCACCTCTATCAGAGTCACTGCATTGTACTTGCGGATCTGTGCTTCTACCTTGTCGATGATCTTTGTCCATTCATCGTGTCTCCATCGGCCTACGTAGATCATCTGCCCTGCTTCATTCAGTATGGTCAGCACAGTGTAGTCATCTGCCCTACCGATGTCAAGTCCTGCATAGTTCTTTCCTTGCTGTTGCCATGTACCCACGCAGGATCTGATGTCCTTGAATAGTCCTGATGCATTGTCGATGAACTCGGCCATGTATTCCTGTCTGAAGATGTGATCAGGCAGTGACCGCTTTCTCTCATTGAGTTCCTGAGGATCTATCATTGGATTATCATAGGATGTGAAATGAAAGTACGCATACCTCTCATCATAGTTCGGCTGCATACAGATCCGGTGAAAGTGATTCCTTCCCTTGGGAGTTGATATGAAGATCACCTTCTTTCCTTTGACCATGACTGTCGCTGATAGGACCTCATCCCAAAGCTCAGGCCTGGTGAATGCCATCTCATCCACAATCATATATTGGAATGTGTTCCCTCGGATATTGTCAGGCCTCTCACCTGAAAAGAACTCAATGGTAGATCCAAACCCACTCACTATCAGATCAGACTTGTTGAACTCAAATAGCCCGGAGCTGCGGACTGCTCTCTCCAGATCTGCGAATACTTTCTTGCCTTGCTTGTATACCGGAGTCACCCATGCGATCTTGCACCCTGGATCATTGATCGCCCAATACAGAAGCTGATTGATCCCAAGCAATGTTTTTCCAAACTGCCTACCTATATTCAGTGCATAGTATTTCTGCGCTCCTGAATTGATAGCGTTGTGGATCATCCTCTGATTGTCATGTGGTTTGTATCCTTTGATCGTTGCCATTTAAAATATAGCGCAGTGCGCTGCGCCACCCGGATACCTACATGTCTACTTATGAAATAAAACTGAAGCAAATATAAAAAAAGAAACCGAGTGAAAAAATCACCCGGCCTCACTACCTAACTACTTCCATTCCTATCCTGGATTCAAATATATTAATTATTCCTCAAAATCAAACTTGTCAACATTCTTTTGTTCGATCTGTTGCCTGTCATTCATCCCAAGGAAGTTCTTTCCGTAGAAGATTCCTTTACCCTCATTGCCTACGATATGGATGGCAAGAGCTTTGAAATCATCATCAATATTTTTTATTGTGTCCCCTAATGGATGATTAGGATTGTCAATAGCTCTGTACCATTGGCTCTTCTGATAGAACTCAAAATTGTTTCGTCTGAGCCAAATGCGTAGAAAGTGTCTTACATCTGGAAGTACTCTTTCTTTAATTTCTTTGACTCCGCTGTTGGTAGCTATCTCTTTGGTAGCATTCTCACACTCGTCAATGTATTTCCATGCCAGTGTTCTGAGCTCCTCTTCGTCGATATTTCTGTGCTTGTTTGCCATAGGCCTAACCTATATTATGGAATTCTGTTCCACTTTTAATATATATATTATATTATATTATATTATATTATTTACTATTGAACTCATTGATCTTTGATTGTGCCCATTCCTTGGCTGCTTTACCTCCCCATAGTAGGTATGAGATGTACCCACAATCCTCTGGAGTTCCATTGTCATAGTACACCTCAGCTCTTGAAAGGTAGTTAAACATCCTTTTGATTGTCTCAATGGATACCTTCTCACGATTGGCAAGCTGTTGCGCTCTCACTTTGCCTACCTGAGTAGCGCATTTATTGTTGACTTTCTCATTGAGTTCAATGCCTCGCTTTGCGTTATTCACTACAGCATCCGGATAGTCATTGTATGCATCCTGAAATTCATGCTTTGCTCGATCCCATGATGCTTTGCATACCGGGTATCTCTGAGTTGATGGATACTCATCTCTCATCTTATCATCAGCCATGCATCTCTGCACGAACTCATTCTCATTCTCTCCTGGTCTTGGTTTCGGTATTGGCATCACTTACAGTATTTAACATAAAACGTATAGGGAACCACATTGAGCTTGGCAAGGATCCATATCAAAGGTCTGTATGCCTTGAAATTATATCGGGCATAGTTTGCTCTGTCCCCTTTGCGGATGTTCACCAGGCTCATTGATTTGTCCTCAATATTACCGAGCTTTGACATGTCGAACTCAGCTTTGTTGGCAAGGTATTCTCTGGCCTGTGCCTTGGTTATCTTTCCGGATCTGACCTGAGCAGATAGGTAAACGATTCGTTTATCAATGCCAAACTTGGTAGGCAGAAGCCAGGAACCAACAAACTCAGTGTACACATTCTCACAATGCTTGCCACCATAGTCCTGCCATTGGATTAGTTTCTTCATTTCAGTCTCCATGGTTTCTCTGTCAAATCCATAGTGGAATGGTCTGATGTTCTTGATCCCTTTGATGGCATAGAATATCTGATCCCAGAATGTGAATAGAGGATAGTTCTTGAGTGCCTTGCCTGTGTAGCTGAAGTATACCGATTGAATGTACTTGGCATCCATATAGGTCCATCCCTTTGGAGTTGATCCTTCAGTGCGGAAGTCATGGCCATTGAGGATGTACTTGATCTTGTATTTGTGAGCAGTATCGTACATCAGCTTGGTCATTGCGATATCGTTGGGGATATCAGCATCTGGCACACCTGCATAAAGGAATGATTCGTTCAGCTTATCGTATTCCTGCTTGTTGACATGGTAGACGATAGCATCCACATTGAGCTTTCTGATCAGCATGGTCATGTTATGGATTGCCTCTGGAGCATTCCAGTTATTATCGAAGTGAATCACAAGAGGCTTGAGTCCCCAGTAACGCACAGCAGTGTATAGAAGTGTTGAGCTGTCGAGTCCTCCGGAGATCCCCATGATGCAATCGTATTTCTTTCCATCTCCTGCCATGCGGATCTTTTGCAGTTCAGTATTGAGATCCTCTGGCCTTGCCTTGGATTGTAGGTCATCGTGCAGATCACAGTACTCGCACTGCTTCTCTGATATCTTGGCTATGTCTTCAGTGAAAAGACATCTTGGGCATTCTTTCATTTGGATTGTATTAAGTTAACGAAGTTAAAAAAGTCTTTTGATACGCTGTCAGGTTTGTGCCTGTTTGAGTATTCGGTTATGATAGCATCACAGATATCATCCACATCAGTCCATCCTATGGAGTGAGGCAGATCACCGTTGTATACTGATTTTCTACCCATGAGGCCCATCTGTAGATTAGTGTTCGGGCATCCATCATGAGGAGTGAGTCTGAGATTCAGAAAGCATTGAGAGTATACATCGTACAGCTGCGCCCTGGTGAATGTATCGTATTGCGCCTTTATGATCGGTATCTTGATGAGCTTCTCAATCTCTGCGATATATTCAGATCCATAAAACTCCGGGCATCCTTCATTGTAGTACCAATAGATCTTGTCTCCTCGCTTTGTGTATGGCCATTCATCTGGTATGGTAGCATTGATAGGAAGGTATATGCTCCTGAGTCCTCTTGCTGATAGTGAGTTCTGAACGTGATTGCTGATAGCAACATGCATATGCTTGCTCAGCTCTGCTATCCATACGCTTGGCAGATCCTTTGCATCGGATCCGAACCATACTACAATGCAGTCACCTTTGTGATCAATGAGCTTCTGAAAGTCCTCCTCTCTATACATGCCAAAGACACCGAGTACCTCAGAGTCATCAGTGTAGTCTCTGAGATTGTATTTACGGATCAGATCCTGGTCAAGTCCTTCGAGTGATTCAGATATCCATGCCTGCTTCATAGCTCCTCATGTAGTAGATAGATCTCAGGGAATGACTCGAATAGATCAAGCTCTTGTTGATCACCGAGCTTCTCTGATGATCCCTTGAGTGATCCTGTCCAGTGATCTGTGAATTTATGCTTGTTTCCCCATGCATGTGTTGAGATGCTTAGCAGCTTGAGATCCGGATCTTCAAAGATTCCTATTGAGGCATCGAGTGAGAGAGTCTTCAGCCACATGGACCAGTCAAGGCCTGAGTTGAGTCTCTTGTCGAATGGCTGCCAGTTCATTTTGTTTAGGAGCCTTGTTGATAGCACTCTTCCAATTCCGATAGGCTCATAGCTTCTTGATCCTTTGCCGTACCCGAACCAGTTCACTGTACGGATATTGCTTGGTCCAAGATCTGTGAAATGACATCCGAGCTTTCCGAGCATGTCATACTCAGGGAGCATACGCTCAGCCTCTGTGATGTAGTTATCAGACACCCAGTCTGAGGATCCAACGAATAACACACCTGTAGGTTCGTACTTACGAGCTGCCATGAATCCTGCATTCCACTTGGAACCAAGAGGATCATTGCTGATGTTTATCCATTCAGCTCCCAAGGATAGTGCCAGATCCTGATCATCAGTATCATGGCCCATACAGATCACCTGTACTCCTGCTTTCTGTAACCTTGAGATTGTGTACTTGAGTAATGGCCTTCTGCCATGTACCGGAATAGGAGCTACTATCATGATTCGAGTGCTTTGATTAGGTCTGCTTTCTTTGGAGCTTGGCCCATCTTCAGGCCTCTCTCCTGAGCTAATGCCTTGAGATCATTGTAGCTCATGGATTGGTAGCTGTACTGTTTGACTCCTATGAATTGAATCTTTGCAGGTTTTACCTCCTGAGCTTTCTCAGTCTGCATCCAATAGGTCAGATCATTCATCGCATTGCGCACACATGTACCGCACCCCTTGTTAAGAGTCGTTCCCTTGTATGCCTTAAGCCATATGGCAAGCTCATCCTTGAGAACATTATTCAGAGCAAAAGATCTGCTCTTCTGATAGCGTATAGCTTGCTGTTTTAAGTCTTCAGATATCATCTCTTTAATATGTTTTTTAGTTTCTTTTCAAGCATGGTGCCTGAGATCTTTCTGCGCAGCTCTCTACTTGCACTCAGCTCCTGGATCAGTATAGCTCCTATCATGGCAAAGTACATGTCTTTGTCGCTCATGATTCGCTCTTCTTTTTTTATCTCTTGCTCTCCCATGTCATTATCAGATCAGATAGTAAATAGGTGATGAATGATAGTCCTATCAGCTGCCATTCGATCAGTGCGAAGATGATCACAGAATTCCAAAATGATAGGCAGCTCTGACAGTTTAATGGTTTGATATCGGGCAGATCAAAAGTCTGGACTGCCCTGGCTAACCCCAACGAGATGAGGATGATTGCAATATAGCTCATATTTGAATTGTTTGATTGCTGAATGAATGACTCTGAGTGATAGTCCTGTCTGTGCTTTGATGTCTCTGAATGTCATGCCATATAGATGCATCCTTGTTACCTCCTTGATGAATAGCTCCTGATCATCGCTGCAATCTCTTTCCATGTACTCCCTCAGGTATTTTTGATACTCCTCCTCTTCATTGTCATCGTCACCTTGCAGGGGTATGTCATAGTCAAGGGATACCATGTGGGCCATTGTGTTGAACTGCTTATTCCAGTCACTGCCGGGCCATTTGTACTGATTGTACGCGAATCTTGCAAATGTTCTTGGGAGATCCTCCTCAGGTATGTTCCTGTCGTACAGCAATAGGTAGATATGGCCGACAAGGTCCTTGTATAGTTCGGAGCCGTTAGTGATCTTTTTGGCGATCTTGTATGCTTCATGCTCCCAGAACATTGTGACAATAGTACCAAGCATGATTTATGAATGACTCAGATACTTGCTTGCCTCGCATGAATCTGTATAGTTGATGATAGGGCAGTCCTGAATCCTCGCTCAGATGTCTGATCTTGTAGCGAGCCGAGAGCTTCTCCTGTAGAGAGGCCCTCAGCTTATCGCTTAATTCAGAATGGGAGATCATCGTCTTCATCTTCTACTGATGTGATCTTTGCTGTTTGTACAGGCTCCTCAGGTTTCACCCATGGCTCTTTGATGGATGCGCTGAAATACTTTCCTGCTTGCTGTCCTTCTTTTACCCATAGTGAGATCTCCCACATTTTGCCATCTACATTGATCTTCCCTCTGTAGTCTGGTTGATTCTCGGCAGTCTTCTTGTCATTCTTAAAGATTGCTCCGCTGTTTACTTTTGTTTCCATCTATTTATTCTGTTTATTATTACTATCCAAATGAGTTCTCCGAAGCTCAATCTCTTGCATCTTATCCTCCAATGATTTAGCAGCCTCATGATACTCCTCATTTGTCAAAGGTACATATGAAAATTGTAAAAATGAAATCTGCCAATAATAAAGATTCTGATCAGGATTGTATAGTTCGATCTGTCTGTGATTCATTTTATTCTGATTTATAGGTTTTGTTATAGTATTGTTCTGAATCAGCAAATCTACCCCATGAAGACTCAATATGTCCTTTGATATAAGCATCCATTATCTGTTTCATCTCCATTTCTTTGGCTTGTTCAATGATTGAGTTTCTATCGGTTACATCTGACATTCTCCACTTAACGGTGGTAATCTGTTCAGCTAACCATTCTACTGCTGTCTGTTTCATTTCGCCTGGAGTTGTGAATAATACTGTGAATAATACTCTGAAGCATGTCTGAGTTTCTCAATCATCTGCTGCTCGATCTCAAAATCTCTCTCGAATCTCAGCACTGTGATGCGCTTTGAAGGATCAATATGATCTACCCGGTGCAGTGATAAGTTATCCCATGGAGAAAGCAAGTTATGATCACCTGTTGGATCCGTTGATACCATGCAATAGATCAGCTCAAAATATGGCCTATCGTAGATATGCATGTATGCTCTGCCTTGGTATTCATATCCTGCCTCATAGCCTTCCTCAGAAGTTGCAGGAAAAGTCTCCAGAGACCATGATGTTTTGATATCGATGATCAGATCATCAAGGAGAATATCACATTCACCTGTAAACAGATCTGTTTCAATCCTGGTAGTGTTCTTTTTGTAGCTTGTAAACCTTACAGCATTGAGCAGATCAATAGAATCCTGCTCCTGCTCTTTGCCCTTGGTGATGTACTTGCTGTTGAGATCCACAGTGTATCCGTAGAAATTCTGCTTAGCTATGGATCTGATATGACTCTTTGCCGTTTCGCTCAGGACCTCTCCTTTAGCCCTTGCGTTTGTCATGATCTTTCCGATCTCTGATGGGTGCCATTTCATAATGCTGCCTCCTGTTCTTTGGTTAATGTATAGTTATCCATCAATGCCTCCTTTGTGTATCTGCCCTCAACAATAGCATCTATTGCTTTCTTGAATCCAATATCAGAGATGCCAGGCTTTTTCTGTGGTAGATTTTTAGCAGCTTCAGCTCCATCATCATCTGTGGCAGCCAATGTCAAGCAGCTGATCAATGAGTATCTTCGATAGTAACTTATTGCAGATCCGAGCTGCTGAGGATTTGTGAGTGCAGGGAGCCTCATGAATGACTCAATCTTCTCTCCTGAATCGACATCAATGATCTGAGTGATGATCATATCATCGTTGATAGGTTGCAGGATCATCAGTCCATTGTCAAGTAGAATCTGTTCACATGCATCCAAAACAGCATTGAGATCCGCATAGGATTGCTTGAAATGTGGATTCTTTGCGTTCTTGTGAACCTTTCCGATCTGCTGCTTTGCTGACCAGAGCTTTCGGTACATCGGTACCGGGGATGATAGCTCATCCGTTTTCTTTACTGTTGCCATTTTATCTGTGTTTTAATTTGTACAAATATAAATTATTTTTTCATGAATGTATCAAACCATTCTATGAAATCATCAAAATTCTTGCATATTAGATACCATCCTCCTGCCTGTACTATAGCTTTCTCATATGCTTTTTGTGCATCTGATTGTCTATCAGCTCCTATCTTGATCTCAATCTTAACAGATCTGCCGTTTATTGTTGCTGAAATATCCGCTGATCCTGGAGTGCTTCCGGATTTTGTATAGGAACCTTTGCCTACAGTCCTTGTAACTCCATCCAAGTTTGTGTATTTCTTTGCAGCTCTATAGGTGCCCATAGTATTGATTCGCTCTGCCTGGTATCCTGACATCTGAATGAATGATACGATCATCTTTGTTAGTCCATTTGCGCTTTTATCAGTGATTGATGATGTAGCAAGGAATGATTCAGGTACTGTCGGATGTTTTGCTTTGAGATATTTAAGCTCCAGATCCTTGTATCGTTTTTTATTTTGCCTGTTCATGGATTCTGTCAAGTGTTAATATCTTACCCGGTGCCATTGTGCTGTCATTTGCCCAATCTTTTGGAGTTACAAAGGTATATTCAGGTGATTCATATGGCTTAATACATTCAGTTTCTTTGTTTACAATTAACCATATCAAGCTGATGCCGATTACTACGGCAATGATGTAGTGTGTTTTCATAATTTATTAATTTCTTCTTTTACCTCAGTCCAATATCTCGAAGGTCTTACATTAAATTCATTAACATCTTTACTAATTCTTACAGTGTCCAATACTTGAGGCCAATTTAATATCTCATCAACTGTAATTAAAGCGCATTTTTTTGCCATTGAATAGCTGATGTACTCATATGTGTCTTCGATATCTAAATATTTATTTACCAATTCTTCTGCTTTTTCTTTTGTTGTCATTTTGATTCCAATTTTTTAACCCATCTCTGGATTGTTTTACGACTTACCTCCAGGATTTCTGAGGCTGTTGTTTTATTTATCTGTGGATTGCTTTCGTACATTGCCCTGAACTGATCATATGGATCCATTGAACCAGTGCTTCTGGCAATGGTGCGGAGCTGATTCTTCTCTTTAACATCCATCTTTACGAGTTTACTCATGTTGATAAAATACTCTGATAGCCTCTCAGCTCTGAGGAGTGATTCCTTTCTGATTGTTGCAGGAGTATAGCTGTCATCCTCTGCGGACCAAATGAACTGCATTATCAGTGCAAATCTTGGGATGTAGCTCTTCTGTTTAGGCAGCATTGATTTCATGTATTCATTCTCATCATCTGAGTTCTGAATGTCTGTGATCTTGTCATGGATGCGGATCCATTCCTTCTGTGCTTGAGAATCAAACTTAGCCACAATAGATTCAATCTCTGCCTTGTCATTGAATCTAAGCAGTTGCTTGTTAACAAGATCTCTGAGATTCAAAACATATGACCGGTACCATTCGATGATATCATCATCCATGTAGCTGTCATTGTATCTATTAACCACCAGCTCAGGATAGCTGATCAGGATTCTATCCACGAATCCATTCTCTTTGTTGCTGCCTGTGGTGAAATCTTCAAAGACAGATGGCTGAATACCACCAAGAACCGGGAGAAATGGTTTATCAACAAACGCACTCTTGGATGTCTTACGATTCAGAGATATGCTTGTACCTGACCAGGATGATAACCAGAACTCGAGATCAGATCCTTGCCTGTACTTATTCATATCTTTAAACCACCCTGCAAGCTCATCCTTGAATATCCCCACAGCATTGGGATTCTGCTCATGCAAATCAACAAGAGCCTCCAGAGTAATGTCATTCACCATGAACTGCCTTGATAGTGGCTTCTGAATCTCTTCTGCGTATTGCTTCTCTTTCTTATCCAGTGCTTCGTATTCTCTCCACTTGGCATATTGCTTGGCATATTCCTTCTGCTCTCTGACATTAGCCTCTCTCAGTGGATAGATCACCTGATTAATGCTTGGAGTTTTACCGATACCAGGCTTTCCAACTATTGCTATCCACAGAGTTGCAATCTCCTGCCATCCTGATTTGACCTCAATACGTATTGTGTTGCCGATGATCGTTGATATCATCCAAAGGAATGAGCTACCCATGAAATCAACAGAGAGTCCAAGAGTCTTATCTGATAGGAGCATGTACTTTTGAATGTTCTCCGGGAATACATCAATGGGAAACTGTACTCTTTCAATGATATCCTGTGGGATCTCTTCCTTGAATTTCACCTCTGGCACTTGCCTGGTGCCATACCCTTGCTTGTACAGATCTGATGCAGCTCGTGTGAAATCACCATTGTGATGCTTGTAGCTGTAGATGGCAAATGGACTAAGCAGTTGCTCATTTGGATAGGCTGTGCCAGTGCTGAATAGATACATGCATCCAGAATCCTTGTAGACATATCCCGAATGTGGTGATGTGGCTCCATGCCTCTTGATGATATAGCTGTTTGTTGTATTTCTGACAATTACAAAGTCATCCTGGATCAGATCCATTGCTGTATGCTTTGAGTTGTAATCTTGCCATGGAGTAATCTTCTCGCCTTTGTACTCTGACTTCTTTGGTTCATCTACAGCAATATCATTTACATAGTTGAATGTTCTACTGATGGACCAAATAATCTCTCTCTCCTGCTCTGTGATGTAGTCAATCTGATGATACTGTCTCTGAGTGATGAATGATTCATACAGCACCACCATACCTCCCATGCCTCGGCTCTCAATGATGGCCTCCTTGTGATCCTTCAAACATGCAATCTTTGTATTGCCTGATGGCTGTTCACATTTATACAGGATATGGTATCCTGCATTCCTGGTCTTAGCGATGACTACCTTATCCTCAAAGTCCTCAATGTTATCTTTGATGAATGACAGATATTCAGCCCACCATTTTTTCTGCTGTGGCAAACCTACAATCACCTTGAGATCTATGTCGATGACCTCCACATCATTGTATCCAGTCACCAATCCATACAGAGGACTGCTCAATGCTTCGACCTCATCTGCTGATCTGTTGCTTGTTTGGTATTGCTTCCAGGATCCTATTGGTCTTTTATCCTGGTCCACCGGGATGATGGAATAACCCTGCCCGGCCAATTTTCTTAAATAGCTTTTTGATATCATAGTGTTTGCAAGTATACAAATAATTTAAAGTAATGATTTTAATCTTTTGATCTGAATAGCTCTTGATCTTTTTGATGAGGTATTGGCAATAATTTTATGCACCTCTTGTGGGGTGATTTTTTTTCGATTAACCAATATCAAATTATCTATTCTATCATCCGTTTTATTGTTGTTCAGATGTACTACAATTAGATCCTCATCCTCAATATGTGTATCATAGAATGACATGATCATTAATCTGCTAACTTTAAAAAGTTTACCTTGATTATGCTTATACAATCGTGTAAACATATATCCAGTTCGATCACTTTTAATTGTTGGATTTAAGTTTTCACTAATAGATCTAATGTAACCATGATCTGATATCTCATACAGATCTTCATAATTCTTGACAGGTATCCATTTAACATTTTCTTTTTGCATTTTTATAAGTTTAAATTAAAAAACCCCGACAAATCCACAGGAGTCTCACGTCTGTTTCATTATCGAGGTTCAATAACTTCTTTAGGTTAACTATGTTTGAGACTCTAACCAGTTCGCAAATATAAAAAAAAATAATCAAGAGTAAAAAAATGCTAATTATTTAAGTGTTAATCTGAGATGGGACATAGTGGGACATAGTGGGACATAAATGTCGCAGTAAATGTCGCACTTTTTTATTGATTATCAATCAGTTAAATGTAAATGTCCCAATTTTTTCAAAAAAAAGAAAAAATTTATTTTTTTACTTTCTAATTTTCTAATTTATCTATTGGGACACATTACAGCGGGACATGTCCCACCTGCTAAATATAGAACTCAACCCATTGTTGTATCTGATTTACAAATGAATACGGCTCAATTATGCGTAATTTCTTGCCGACTCGCTCAATGGGACAATCAAAATCATCTCTTAACTGGGCAATATCTTTCTCAATGATGGACTTGCTCCATTCCTTATCCATGATGTAGTTCATTTTATCCTGGATCTGATAAATATTATACTCTTTCTTTTGCAGCATGTAGACAATTATGCTCATGCGTCTGATCTTATCTCTCATGTCGTACTTTGGCATTACTTAAATATTTGCGATTACAGGAGCTTTTTAAACTCTTCCTTAGTCATTACATCATTGAGGCCTTTAAATGCGCTCATATCGGCTGAAACAAAGCGCAGAGTTAATTCTACTCTGTTTGCAATAGTTTTGTATGCGTGAACGTGTAGGTATTGATCTGCCAGATCATCCACTTTGTGATTGTAAATCCGATGATGAAGCTCATCAATGGCCTTCAGATATTCCTGATCTGAGATGCTCATCCACTTAATATGCTCTTTTACTCCATGCATGACAGAGCAGTGCTTCATGTCAAAGATCCTGGCAATCTCACAATAGTTGCAGAACTTGTATAGCTCAGAGAACATATAGAATCTTCTGTACACATGAGTGCGCTGTCGGTATCTGCGCATCAGATCGTATTCCTTTGCCAGTTCAATCAGTTGATCTTTGTTCATATCCTTTCAACTTTCTTGATTAACGGAGGCCACATATCTGCTTTCTTGATTGCATCCTCTTTGCTGTTCGCTTTGATTGTCTTGTATCCAAGCTGCCATCCTGATGGCCCCTTGAATTTATATGTTACCTTCCACATCTAAATATCGAATATAAATTACTGTTGCTATTGTTAGGATAGACATACCAATGATGCCATATGTTCCAAACAACATCCAAACAATCCACCAAAATGCTACTCCTAACCATAGGATAAAGCATAGAACAAATATTAATATTATGTATTTCATCTCAATTTTCTTTTGCCTTGCACAGAGCAAGGTATAGTTCAACATTAAACGATCCTTCTTTTTTCCACCAGTTGATCATGGATCTCACAGGTAACTGGAATGGAGTGAATCTATTCTCCATCTTCGTTTTCTTGTTCTTGTTTCTCATAGCCTTTGCCGTTGCATTTATCACATTCTACTTTCTTATAGCATCCTCCGCAGCACATGCTCGCAGGACGATCACAGTCAGGACCAATCATCACATATCCCTGACCATAACAATCCTCACACATTACTGATCCAGACATATCCTTTGAATTTCGCCAACAATTACCGCATAGGTTTTGATCATCATTTTGACCTGATCTTTTGCATTGCTGATCTTGTACTGACTCTCGAGCATTTCAGTTCTTCCACACATAGGAACTACCCATGCCTCATGTAGTCCAAGCAGTCTGTTGTACTCATCATTGAGATTATTGAGCTGATCCCATGTCTGCTCTCTGAGGATCTCCAGTTTCTCCAGTTGTTCAAATTTGTTTTTCATCGTGTTTGTTTTTGCAATGATACGAACTATTTTCATATGTGCAAAAAAATATGAACATATTTTAACAATAAAAAAACCTCCCCATTTCTGAGGAGGTCCAACACTATGATAAAATTCAGCCGGCAACTGGCCTGTACAAAGTACCTTTTTTAGATTTAACAGCTCGCAGTATTTGCTTTCTGTTATTTGAACTGAATGATACATGAACCCAATCAGGATT